CCCATGACCCCACGGCCGCTCTGCGCTAGTTCGTGTCGGGTTTTCGAGAATTGGAGGTCCACTTGGGTTCCCGAGGTCCCATCCCTGACCCCCGGAGCGGCCGATCCCAGACCGGCCGGAACACGCGGGCGAAGAAGCCGGCGCCGGCCAGGCCGGCCGATGCCTCCCCGCCTGCCGGCAAACTGCCGCCGCCCCCGGACGTCGCCGCCGTGCCGGCGGCGCTCGCCTTCTGGCGGACCGTCGCCCCTGCCCTGATCGCCGCCGGCCGGCTCGCCCCCGAGCAGACCGCCGCCTTCGCGATCCTCTGCCAGCTCCACGCGGAGATCCTCGCGCTCCGCGAGCAGCTCGCGGCCGAGGGCTGGATCACGGCGACCGAAAAGGGGCAGGCCGCGAGCCCGGTCGCTCGTCTGCTCCGTGACTCACGCCGGGATTTTGTTTCACTGGGAAGGGACTTCGGCCTGACCGCGGCGGCCGCGGCCCGCATCCCCCAGGACCCCAAGCATGGCGAAGAAGACGACCCGGAAGAGGCGGCCCTCCTCAAGTTCACCGGCGGCTCCGGCTCCTGACGGAAGCGACCGTCCGGAATTCGTCGCCGGGTTCGACTGGGATCCGGAGGCCGCGGCCCGGCCGGCCGAGTTCGTCGAGCGGTTCTGCCGGCATCGTGCCGACGACGGGAAGGCGGTCCGCGTCTCGCTGATCGACTGGCAGCGGGACCGCGTGATCGCGCCGATCTTCGGCTGGAAAACGAAGGCCGGTCGGCTCCGGTTCAAGCGGGCCGGGATCTGGGTTCCGAAGAAGAATCGGAAATCGTCCCTGATGTCCCAGCTCGCGGCCTATATGGCCGTCGCCCATTTCCCGATCGCGGACGTCTTCCTGGCGGCGAACGATCGCGAGCAGGCGCGGACGATGTTCCGTATGGCGGCCGCGACGATCGAGGCCTCGCCTCATCTCTCGAAACTCCTCGAGGTCGTCGACTACAAATCCGTCATCCGGAACCGGCAGCACGGGAACGAGATCCGCTGCCTCTCGAGCGAGTGGCGGAAACAGGAGGGCCTGAACGGATCGGTGATCCTCGACGAGATCCACAGTTTCCGATCGCCGGCTCTGGTCGATGCCCTCGTCTACGCGATTCGCGGAACGCCGAATTCCGTTGTGATGTCGATCTCGACGGCCGGCGACGATCGAAACGGGATCGGGTGGCAGTGGTGGAAAGATTCGGAGCTGGTCATGAAAAACCCAGCCGCGAATCCATCGTTCTACGGGCTCATCTACGCGGCGGATCCGGAGACCGACGACTTCGCGGACCCGGCGGTCTGGAGGAAGGCGAATCCGTCGATCGGGACCGCGTTCCCAGAGGAGGAGTTCGCGGCCGACTACCAGGACGCGACGACGGACCCGAGGAAGATGTCGAAATTCCTCCGCTACTCGCTCAACGTCTGGCAGCAGGCCGACGCACGGTGGTTCCACGGGGACGCCTGGGAGCGGTGCGGCCGCGAGTACCCGAGGCCCCTCGCCGGCCGGCCCTGCTGGGTCGGGGTCGACCTGGCCTCGAACCTCGATATGACCTCGGCGGCGTTCGTGTTCCGCGACGAAGACGGAGGCTACTCCGTCGAATGGCGATACTGGGTCCCCTCGGAGACGGTCGCGGACCGAGTACGCGAGGGGATCCCCTACGATGCCTGGATTCGGGAGGGCTGGGTGACCGTGACCGACGGCCACAGGCTCGATCACGAGGCGGTGGCCCGCGACCTCCTCGCCTACGGGGAGACCCACGAGATCCGCGCGGTCGGGGTCGACCCGTGGCAGGCCGGCGCCCTCGAGACGCTCCTCCAGCGCGAGGGGGTCGAAGTGAAATCGGTCGCCCAGCGGACGGCCTACCTCAACGCGCCGTGTAAACTGCTCGAGGCCCTGGTCGTCGAGGGCCGGCTCCGGCACGGGGCGAACCCAGTCGCGGCGTGGAACGCAAACAACGTGTGCGTCTACACGGACCCGACGGGCATGATCAAGCCGGACAAGGCGAAGAGTTCCGAGAAGATCGACGGGATCGCGGCGCTCGTGAACGCGCTCGCCCTGGCCTCGACGGACGAGGGCGAATCGGCCAGCCTCGAGGACTGGAAGATCCACGCGCTCTAGCCCCGGGAAACTTTGCCGGATCGCCGGCCGGCCTGACGATTTCCCGGGCCGGGGATGCCCCTCGGCCCGGGATCCCAGCCGATGCCCCGACCGAAGGCCGCCGCCCCGCGCCGCCGCGCCCCAGCGCGACCGCGATCCCCGACGCGAGTGATCGCCCTCCGGGCCTTCCCCGCGACGAGCGGGACCCTGACGACTCTTTCCCCAAACGACATCGGGCCGGCCGAGGCGATCCGCGTCTCGTCGATCCTCGGGGTCGTCCGCTGGATTTCCCAGGCCGTCGCGGTCATGCCGATCATGGTCGGCCGGACGCTGGCCGACGGCCGGAAGGTCGGGGCCGATCTGCCCTGCGGCTATACGCTCCGGAAGCGGCCGAATTCCTGGCAGAGCGCCTTCGACTTCTACCAGCTCATCGCCTACTGGACGGCCCTCCACGGGAACGCGTTCGCGCGAATCCTGCCCGGCCCTCGCGGGTTCTGCTCGGAGCTGCGGCCGATCCATCCGACGCGGATGAAAGCCGTCCGCCGGCCGGACTACTCAGCCGGCTACCAGTTCTGGACCGACGCCGGCCAGTGGGTCGACGTCCCCGCGAGCGAGATCCTGCACTGGCGATGGCTCTCCGATAACGGCCTCTGGGGCATGGCGCCGCAGGAATTGTGCCGGACGTCGATCGCCCTCGCCCGCCAGCTCGACATCGCGGCTACCTCGTTCTGGGAGAACAGCGCGCGACCCGACATCGTCCTCGAGACCCAGGAGCGGATTCCGGACGAGGCGGTCGAGGCCCTGCGGACCCAGATCCGCGAGATCTACGGCGGCGCGCGGAACCGCGGCTCTGCCGCCGTCCTCCCGAAGAAGACGAAACTCGTCCCGATCGAATCAAATTCGATGGAGGCGAATCAGTTCCAGGAGCTGCGGGACGCGATCCTGCCCGACGTCTGCCGCTGCTGGGGTGTTCCCTCGACGCTCCTCGGGGATGCCCGGATGGCGCGCTGGTCGAACGTGGAACAGGAGCATCTCTCCGCGCAGGTCTGGTGCCTGCTGCCCTGGCAAAAGCGGATCGAGGGGCCGCTCGACATGATGCTCCAGCCGGTCTACGGCGAGGACGTCTATTGCAAGCTCGACAACCGCGGACTTCTCCGCGGCGACACGGCCGCCCGGGCCTCGCTCTACCAAAGTCTTTGGAACATGGGCGCGATCTCGCCCAACGAGATCCGCGACCGCGAGGACTTCGAGCTGCTCGACGACCCGGCGGCGAATCAGACGTTCGTCCAGCTCGGGTTCTCCACGCTCGCGGCCGCCGCCGCCCAGGCCGGCGCCGCCGGGGGCGAGCCGCCGGCGAGCGAGCCGACCGACGACACGCCGGCCGACACGACCGTGGACTCGAAGACCGACCCGCTCGCGGCCGCAGCCTCCGGCGCGGCCCTGGCCTCGACCGCCCTCAATGGCGCCCAGGTCACGGCGCTCCTCGATGTCCTGAACCAGATCGCCGCCGGCACGATCGACAAGGACGCGGCCGTCGCCCTGATCACCGCGGCCTTCCCGACGATCACCGAGGCCCTCGCCGCCCAGATGGTCAACGGCACCAACCCCGCCCAGCCAGGAGGCCAGAACGATGCAACCTGAACGCCGCTATCTCCCGATCTCCGAAGGTGGGGAACTGACGGTCGAGCAGCGGGACGGCGAGGCACCGAAGATCCGCGGCATCGCGCCGCCGTGGGATTCACTCTCGTCGGACCTGGGCGGCTTCCGCGAGAAGTTCACGCCGACGGCGTTCGACAAGGTTCTGGCGAAGAAGCGGCTGGACGTCCCGCTTCTCTTCAACCACGACGACTCCAAGATTCTCGCGAGGACCACGAACGGCACGCTCCGGATCGAGAAGACCGACAAGGGCCTGGCCTACGAGGCCGATCCGGTCGCGACTCCGACGGCCGCCGAGGTCCTGACGCTGATCCGCTCGAAAACGATCTTCGGCTCGTCGTTCGCGTTCACCGTGAACGAGAAGGGAGAGAGCTGGGACGAGGACGGCCGCGGCAACGTCACGAGGACGATCAACGAGGCTTCCGGCCTCTACGATCTGTCACCAGTCACTCGCGCGGCCTATCCGTCGTCGGGCCTGTCAGCCCGGTCCCTCGACCTCTGGCGGTCCGCCCGCGCCGCCGCGGCCGCCCACGGCACGGCCCAGGGCCTCCTGATCTCGCTCGACTTCGACCAGACGTTCACCGCGGCCCCCGGCCTCTGGCGGAGTTTCATCCGCGAGGCCGTCGACCGCGGGAACCGGGTCTGTTGCGTGACCCGCCGCGAGGACTCCGAGACGAACCGCGAAGAGATCCGGCTCGCGTTCGGGGACGCGTTCTCCGCTCTGGCCGGCCTCGTCCTGGCTGGGCCAGACCGGCGCAAACGGTCGGCCGCAGGCGAGGCCGGCCTCTCGCCCGACATCTGGATCGACGACAAGCCGGAAACCGTACCCGACGAGCCGGCCCAGCGGGCCGCGCTGAAGATCTCCACGCTCGCCGGGGCGAAGGCCGCCGCGGCGGCCGCCGTCGCGAGGATGCGAATTCATGCCGGCTGAGTGCACATGCTGCGGCGGACGCTGCCGCGTCGAATCGTCGAAGCGATCCGGCGACCGCCAGGTCCGCTACGTCGTCTGCCAGGCCTGCCGGCGGCGGGCGAGGGTGGCCGTCCCGGCGTCCCAGGTCTGGAGGAGAAAATGATGGTCGACGTTCACGCCCCCGTCGCTGCCGCGGCTCCGTTCGAGATCCTCTCCGAGAAGGTCTCCGCGTTCCTCGCGACTGCCCGGTCGACGGCCGCCGGCGGGATTACCTGGGCCGAGTTCGGAGAGCTGCTCGTCGCCCTGCTCCGGCTCACGGTGACGACGCTCGACTCGATCCAGAACCTGACGGGCGACGAGAAAAAGGCCGTCGCCCTGGCGGCCGCCGGCGCCCTGTTCGACCTCGTGGCCGATAAGGCGATCCCCGTCGGCCTCTGGCCGCTCTGGATCCTCGCCCGGCCCGCTATCCGTTCCCTCGTCCTCTCGCTCGCGGCCGGCGCGATCGAGCAGATCCTCCCGATCGTGAGGTCCCGATGATCGTCCTCGTCCTGGCGGCGGCCGCCGCCTACGTCCTGTTCGGTGACCAGATCCTCGCCCGCGCCCAGCAGCTCGCCGGCGCGGCTCCGCTCGAGCGGAAACACGTTCTCGGCGCCGCCCTCGTCGCGGCCGCGGCGGTCGTCTGGCTGGCCGGCAGGCCGGCCTCCCCCGGCCCGCAGCCGGCGCCCCCGGCCCCGGCCCGGCTAGAACTCCGCGGAGCGTTCGTCGGCCCCGACGCGGCCGCCGATGCCGCGACGGTCTCGGCCCTCCTCGACGAGCTGGCCGCGGAGATCGAGTGGGACGGCCGCCAACCGGAACCGCTGCTCCGGACGGGGGTCGCGATCGACGACCTCCGGCAGCGGGCGCGAGAACTGCGATGCCGGGGGGTCTCGATCGGGGATCGGAACCCTCGAGCCCGGGACGCGATCCGCGAATACCTCGACCGGAACGCCGGCAAGGGGGGCGGGCCGCTCACGGACGAACAGCGGGCCGCCTGGGTGACCGCGTTCCGAGACATCTCGAGGGCCGCCGCTGATGCCTCCCGCTAACCTCCGACACGTTCGGTTTCTGGCGGTCGTCGGCCTCCTCGGCCTGGCGGCCGCGGCGATCGTCGCCGGCCTCGGCCGGGGACCGCAGCCGACCGGCTGGCTCGACGGCCAGACGAACTACGGCTACCGGCCGGACCCGCGCGGCGTCGAGCAGTTCCTCGCGGAGCTGCCGGAGCCGATGTTCCGCCAGGCCGGGGCCGATACCGTCGCCCAGGCGAAGGGGGTCGACACGTTCCCGTATCGGGCGGCCTACAAAGCCCACCAGGCCCTCTACGGCCGGCCGTGGATCGTCGAGCGGCAGGGCATTGGGGACTGTGTTTCCTGGGGCTGGGCTCACGCGATTTTCGTCGCCCAGGCCGTCGACTGGGAAACCGGCCGGCTCGCCCAGCCGCCGCCGTTCCCGTCGACCGAGGCGATCTACGGCGGGTCGCGCGTCGAGGCCAGGGGCCGGCCGGGGGACGGCAAGGCCCCCGTCGGCGGATGGTCCGATGGATCCTACGGCGCCGCCGCGGCGCGCTGGGTGCGGGACTGGGGGGTCGTCTACCGGGCGAACGTCGCCGGCCACGACCTCCGGGCCTACTCCGCGGACCGCGCGAAACAGTGGGGCGCCTACGGCTGCGGCGGGCAGGGTGACGGCGGCCGGCTCGACGAGGCGGCGAAGAAGCATCCCGCCGGCTACGTCGCGATGGTCACGACCTGGGGGGAGGCCTGTTCAGCCCTCGAGGCGGGGTTCCCGATCGCGGTCGCGTCGATGCAGGGATTTTCGAACACGCGGGACGCCCACGGCTACGCGAGGGCCGAGGGGACCTGGGCTCATGAGATGGCATTCATCGCCGTCCGCTACCAGAAGAACGGGAGCCCGTCCGATGGCTTGCTCTGCCTCAACTCGTGGGGGCCGCGATGGATCTCCGGCCCGAAGTGGCCGGAGGATATGCCCGAGGGGTCGTTCTGGGTCTCGCGGCCGATCGTGGAGCGGATGGTCTCGCAAAAAGACTCGTTCGCCGTCGGCTCCGTCCAGGGGTTCGGCTGGCGCGACCTGAATAACGGCGGCTGGCTGATGCCGGCCCCGACCGAGGAGCGGAGGAAATGATGGACCGGAAGAACGTCGCGATCGTCGTCGTCTGCCTGGCGGCCGGCTACTGGCTCGCCTCGAGCCCGTCGAGCCCCATACCCGGCCCGCAGCCGCAGCCCGACCGGCCGGTCCTGCGAATGATCGCGAAGTTCGCGAAGAGCCTCCTCTGGGTCGCGCTCGTGGCCGAGCCCGCGCCGGCCGAGCCGACATCGGATCACCGGGCCGCGCGTGGCCCGGCGATCGGGGACGACGGATATCCGCTGGTCGACAACGCTAGGGGGTGGTGATGTTCAATCTGATCGGATGGGTTCTGTTCGGCTGGATCGCCGGCTCGGTGGCGAATTACCTCCTCCCCCTCCGTGACGACGGGAAGGCGACCGGCCTCGAGACGATCGGCTCTGGCGTGATCGGGTCTATGCTCGGCGGCTACCTCGACCTTCTCGCGAACGGCGGCGCGTACCGGCCGGCCGGCCTGGTCTGGTCCGTGGCCGGCGCCGCCGCGGCGATCTGGCTCTGGCGGGCCTTCGAGGAAGGGGGCAAGAAGTGAACGATCTCTGGAGGTGGCTTGTCGGGATCCTCGTCTGGCTCTCGGCTGACGCGGACCAGCTCGACCTCGAGCAGCCGCGGGCCGCCGCGGCCGTCGCTGCCGCGCGGGCGAGTATGGCCCGCGAGGCCCCCGCGCCGCAGCCGGCCCCGGCCCCTCCGGGGCCGCAGCCGAAACCGCCGGCCCCGGCCCCGAGCGGGTGCCGGTGCGGCTGCACAAACGGGAAGATCAAGCCCGACGGGCGGATCGAGATCCCCTGCGAATGCTCGGCCGGATGCACCTGTAAGCGCGCTGGCGTCCTACGGTAGGACGGTTCCGACTTTGCCGGATCGCGATCGTCGCTGATCTTCGCGTTCGTTGCCCCACAACCACGAACACGCAAGGACGCGAACCATGCCCAGCCCAACGCTCGCCCGCCTCCAGGACGAATCCGTCGCCGTCGAGAACGAGATCGTCGCTCTCCGCGCCGTGACCCCGGCCGACGAGGCCGAGAAGGCGAAGGTCGAGGAGCGGCTCGCCGGCCTGGCGGCCCGTGCCGAAGAGATCGCGAAGGCGGCCGCCGGCGAGCGGTCGCTCGACGACAAGGTCGCGGCCCTCCGCGGCGTCCGCGGTTCCGACTCCGACGCACGGAAGGCTCCGGCCCCTGAGGCTCCCGAGTTCGAGCAGGCCGACATCCGCGCCGGCGTCCGCTCGTTCCGTAGCCTCAAGGCGGCCGCCGCCTGCGGCGCCTACCTCTGCCGGATGGCGGGGATCGAGAGCCGGGCGATGGGCGAGACGGTCGACGGCTACGGCGATGACTACGTCGTCACGCAGCTCTACAACGCGATCGTCAACCGGCTCCAGTATCAGAGCGTGGCGATGCAGCTCGCGAGCATCTTCCGGCCAAACGGCCAGAAGCTCACGCTCCCGAAGAGCGGAGACTTCACGTTCGGGTTCGCGGCCGAAGGGACGGCGTTCACGGACCAGGACATCTCTTCCAGCGGCGCCGACCTGACCCTCTATGAGGGTGGCGGCTCGGTGGCGGTCTCGAATTCGCTCCTCGCGGACAGCCCGATCGACGTCGCCGGCCTGATCGTCGACCGGATCTCCTACGGTCTGGCGACCTGGCTCGACTCGAAGACGTTCAGCGGCAACGCGTCGAACCCGTCGATCACCGGCCTCGCGGCCGCCGTGGCCGGCGGGAACACGGTGACCGTGGCGGCGAATGCCGCGACGAGTGTCGCGAACCTGGCCGACGTCGTCGGCAAGGTCGACGAGAGCATCATGGGCAACGGTGCCTGGGTCTGCTCGAAGGCCGGTTGGGTCGACCTGATGAAGCTCTGGTCGGCCCAGCAGACGACGATGACCGTCGGCGGTGGCCGGGTCGTCCCGTCGATCTTCGGGGCTCCGGTCTACCTGGCGAAGGGTCTGCCGGCGACCACGCTCGCCCTGTTCGGTGATTTTTCGATGGCGACCGCCATCGGCATGGCTGCGGACGGCGTGCAGATCACGACCGCCCGCGAGCTGCTCGTCCGCAGCCGGCAGACGCTATTCGTGGCGTCGACCCGGCTCGGAGTGGCGAACCACGGCCCCGAGTTCGTCGGCCGCCTGGCGAAGGCCGCGTCCTGATCCGACCGCGAAACGTGAAACCAGGCCCGGGGGCCGGCAGGGATGCCAGCCCCCGGGCCGACCCGTATCAGGAGGCCCCGATGGATCCCGAGCCGCTCCGCCTGCTCCGGGCCTACCGCGGCTACCGGCGTGGCGAGGTGATCTCCGCGACCCCCAGCCTCGCGAAGGTCCTCGTCGAGAGCGGGGTCGCGCAGCGGGTGGCAGAGGAGCAGCAGCTCCCCGGCATGGAGCGGGCAGTCCAGAGCGTCACGTTCGAAACGAGGTAAGACGATGCCCATCCCCACGGGCGGGAACGTGATCGTGACCGCCCTCCGCGGGATGGGGGCCGCCCGCGTCAACCTCGTCAGGAACGGCGCGAGCGTTACCGTCACGGTCAAGTTCGTCGCCGGCCTCGCCTACGGCGGCTGGACTTGCAAGGTCGAGGCGAGCGCGACGGACGCCGGGAAGACGATCACCATCACGCCCACGGTGACCACGGACGCAAACGGCCTGCGGACGGTCGCGCTCACGTTCGCGCCGGCCACGTTCTACGCGATCTCCGGGCTCGACTTCGACTCGCGCTACGTCGCCTATCCGCGGGCCTTCCGGCTGGACGCCTGGATGGAACAGACGATCACCAACGGCGGCCTCTCGACGAAGTACGTCGACCTGTTCCTCGGCGGCTCCGTCACCCTGACCACGCTCCAGCCCAACTACATTCATTCGGTGGTTCAAGCATGAAACCCGATACGATTCGCGTCCTCCAGTGGCCG